CTATTTCGCACCGCTCGGCAAAACTAGGGTTTTTGGGATAGCCTTGATTTTGAGCCTGAAGGGAGTTGATTTTTATGGGCAGACCTAACAAGCCAGCCGAGCTGAAACTATTACAAGGCAACCCTGGTCAACACAAAATCAAGGTGTCTAATACTGCGCCTGTGGTCGTGTATGGCCCGAAAGAACCTATCCGCCCGCTTGATTGGGCTGGAAAACAACTTTGGGATGATGTTGCGAACGCTGGTGAGTTGTGGATTGGGCAGACGGACATTCAGTTGTTGCAAATGGTTTGTGAGCAGCTTGACCGCAAGGTGCGTATCGAGTCGCACATTGTTGAGCATCCTGACGAATGGCATATGTTCAAACAACTGAATGACTTGGAGCGGCTGATTACGAACAACTTGTCGTTGCTGGGTTTCACGCCTTCTGATCGCACGAAACTGGGTTTGGTGTCTGTCAAGACTAAGAGCAAGTTGCAAGAACTGTTGGAACGGAAGGCTAAGGGTGAGTAGTTGGCCGCCTGCCTGGCTTACGCCTGTTGACGAAAAGAACTTGGCTTTGTCTGACGGCCGTTATGCTGCGGACTTTGCTGAGTCGTTTGGTTCTATCGGTAAAGACGGCATCGCCGGTCGTGCCGGTGCTGCGCTGAAACTTAGGGATTGGCAGAGGGAACTTCTTAGGCACGTTTACGCGCGTGACGAGAATAAGGGTTATTTACATCAGACGGCCTTTATCGGAATGCCGAGAAAAAATGGAAAGAGCGCGCTATCGTCTGCGGCGTTCGCACTTTATTCGTTGATCGCTGAAGGTGTCGAGGGTGCCGAAGTTGTGGTTGCCGCAGCTGAAAAAGAGCAAGCCCGCATTGTTTTTGGCGAGGCTAAACGAATGATTGAATCCAGCGAACTCTCAGAAATCGTGCAGGTCTATAAAGACAGCATTTATGTTCCAGGTTCTAAGTCTGTGATGAAGGTTGTTTCGGCTGAAGCCTACTCAAAGGAAGGTTCGAACCCTAGCCGAATAATCATCGACGAGTTACACGCGCACCAGACTCGCGACTTGTTCGACGTGTTTTCGTTGGCTATGGGTAACAGAGGCAACATTGCTCAACTTATGGCTATCACTACGGCGGGCAAGAAGTCGGATTCGACCGGCTCGGACTCTATCGCTTACACCCTTTACCAATACGGTCAGAAGGTTGCGCGTGGGGAAATCATTGACCCTTCGTTCTTTATGGCGTGGTGGGAAGCACCAGCCGACATAGATCACACAAACCCTGAAGCGTGGGCTATCGCTAACCCTGGTTTCAATGACCTTGTGGCTGAGTCTGATTTTCAGTCGGCTGTCAAGAGAACACCTGAAGCTGAGTTTCGCACTAAGCGTTTGAATCAGTGGGTTTCTTCGACTACGGCTTGGCTGCCTAACGGTCTTTGGGATACTTTGCAGGGCGAGTTTGAATGGAACCCTGATGACGAATACATCTTGGGCTTCGATGGTTCGTTCTCTGGTGACTCGACGGCTATTTGCGCTGTGACCATTCCGAAGGATGACGAGCTGCCGAAGGTGAAACTTGTTGCGACTTGGGAGAAGAACTGGGGAGTCGATGACGATTCTTGGCGTGTGCCGATTGCCGAAGTGGAAGCAACGATTTTCAACTGGGTCAAAGAATACCCGCTTGTTCGAGAGATCGCGTGTGACCCTTTTCGTTGGGCGAGAACTATGGAAGGTTTGCAAGAACAAGGTTTGCCGATTGTCGAATACAACACTGGGTTTCTGAAATATATGATTCCAGCAACACAAAAAGTCTTTGACGCTGTTGTTGAGAAGAAACTTGTTCACGACGGCAACCCTGCTTTGTCACGACACCTGGATAACTGTGTTTTGAAGTCTGATGCGCGAGGTGTGCGAGTTACGAAAGAGTCAAACACTTCTAAACGCAAGATTGACAACGCTATCGCGTTTATCATCGCCTTCGATAGAGCGACAAGGGCTGGTAACATTGAAGAAGCCATTGTGCCAGAGTTTTTTTCATTCTAGGGAGTTTGCTTGTTCGCAACTATTCTGCAAGCCGTTGGCGTTGTGTCTATTGCTGTCGGCGCGTTTCTAATCTGGGTGCCGGCTGGCTTTATTGTGGCTGGTTTGGGCTTGGTCGTTTTTGGTCTTGCCGCTGAAAGAAGTAAATAATGCTGAATCGTTTGTTGAATCAAGGTGGCGAGGAACGCGCTATTTCGTTCCAGTCGATTTGGGGTTCTGGTGGCGACCTAACGGCGTTCTCAACTCAGGCCGACACGATGATCGACCAAGACTCTGCGACCACTGTAAACGCTGTTTGGGCGTGTGTCACTCTGATCGCGGACACTATTTCTACTTTGCCTGTTGACGCTTACATCAAAAAAGATGGTGTAACTTACCCTTACCGACCACGCCCGACTTGGGTTTCACAACCTGACTTTGAAATCTCACCTAGCGCGTTCTGGCAACAAACACTTATTAGCCTTCTAATCGACGGCAACGCATTCATTCGTGTCTTTCGTGACCCAAATACTGGCGATGTTCTAAACCTTATGACTCTTGACCCGATGAAGGTCGAAGTGAAGCGCACAGCCGTTGGACAAAAGCGTTTCAACTACGAGGGCGAAGGTCGTTCGCTCGACTCGAACGAAGTTTTGCACATCACTGGTTCGCTACTTATGCCAGGTCAGGTTCGAGCTGCCAGCCCTGTTGACAAGTTGAAAGAAAACTTGGGCCTTGCGATGGCTCTCGAGAACTTTGCTGCTCGCTTCTTTGGGCAGGGAACACAGACTTCGGGCGTTATCACTTATCCAGGTCAGTTGACTAAGGAACAAGCGGACAACTTGGGCAGGTCTTTTGACAACGCTCACAAGGGTTACAAGCGTTCTCACCGCACCGGCATTCTCTCTGGTGGCGCTCAGTTTGTGAAAACCGCAGCAAACCCTGACGAGGCACAAATGTTGGATTCGCGCCGTATGGCTGTCGAGGACATCGCTCGCGCGTATCGTGTGCCGCTCAATATGATTGGTTTGGCTGAGAAGGGCGCACAGAGTTACAACTCGAACGAGCAGAATGCAATTGCGTTTGTCACTCACACTCTCAGGCCGTGGATTGTAAAACTTGAAGATGCGTTTTCGGCTCTGCTACCTAACAAGGCTTACATCGACTTCAACGTTTCTGAGTTGTTGCGCGGCGACTTTGCTACACGAGTCGCAGGTTACTCGACGGCACTTCAGTCGGGCTGGATGACCATAAACGAGGTTCGTAAGATTGAGGACTTGCGACCTGTAACCGACGGTGATCAGAACCGTGTGCCGTTGGCTAACGTAAATCTTGGTTCTGCGTCGCTCACCGAGCAAGAAGCAAAAATCTCGATGGCTCAAAAACTTATCAACATTGGTTTCAAGCCTGAAGATGTTTTGTCGGCTCTTGCGTTGCCACCGATTCCACACACTGGCATTCCATCAACACAGCTACAAAATCCGTCACTCATTGACCCTGCTAACCCTTTGACTTATGACATTGGCACAGAGTCTTTGCCTGCTGCGGTTGTTGCGCCTACGCAAGAAGGTATGTAATGCCGATAACGCAAACCGCTTACACGGTGGGAACTGCTGTGGTGCAGGTTATTGCACCTGATACGCAACCTCAGTTTGTAACTTTGCACAATTTGGAAGATGTAACTGGTCGCAAAATTTGGATTGGCAACGGTGCTTTGGTTGCTGGCCAGTCGGTTGAAATAAACCCTGCCGTGTTTTTGCAAATGACTTTGGGGCCTGGCGATAGTTTGTTTGCTGTTACAAGCTCAGGCACTTATGGTCTTGGCGTAATGATTCAGAAGCAGGACTGATGCCTTATTTCATCAAAAAGTCTGATACCGGCTGGAATACAATTAAGGATGATGGCACTGTTATTGGTTCTCATTCGTCTAAAGCGGATGCGATTGCACAAATGGTTGCTGTTAGTTTGGCTGAAAAGATTGCACCAGGCGGCGAGATGCGAGCATTGACTCCACCGCAGGGCGTAATCGATGCGGCTAAACGAGCTTTGAAATGGATTGATCAGGGTTTGGCTGGTTCTGGTTTTACGGCTGTTGGCCGTAGGCGAGCAAGTCAGTTGGCTAATGGTGAGTCTGTTTCGGAAGATGTTGTTGCCAGGATGCGTTCTTATTTCGCTCGACACTAAGTGGATAAGCAAGCGACTGGTTTCAATGCTGGCGAAAAAGGTTATCCGACACCTGGGCGAGTTGCTTGGGATGCTTGGGGCGGCGACGCTGGACAAAGTTGGGCTAATAGTTTAGGAAGCAAAATGGCGACAAGAGATGCCGGAACCGTTATCGGAATCAGCGACATCGACGATACTCTCATCGTCGAGGGCAAGGTTCACCAAGATTATTACTCTTGGCTAGACCACCAGCCTGTTGACCTATACCTTGTGACTGGTCGCCCGACCACCGATCGCGAATCAACTATTGCGCAGCTGAATAACTTGGGCATTGAGTATCAGCAACTCATTATGAATCCTGGTGGCGACTCTAACGCGTTCAAGGGTGAAACTGCTGCTTCTCTTATAGATGATGGTTACAACATTCAGTTTGCCGTTGACAATAACCCTGAAGCAAGAATAGCCTACGAGGATGCTGG